CAACATTAGCAGCAACAACAGTATTAGGCAACTATACTCAAATTTCACGCAAAACAGTTCAAATTTCAAACACATATGACGTAGTACGTAAGTATGGTCGTAAGTCTGAAGTTGCTTACCAACTTATGAAAGCTGGTAAAGAAATGAAACGTGACATGGAGTATGCTTTAGTACGTAACCAAGCATCATCAGCAGGTGGACCAGCAACAGCTCGTACATCAGCAGGTATTGAATCTTGGATTACTAACCGAGTAATTGCTACAGGTTCTACAGCAGGTACAACACCTGGCTTCGTAAACGGTACAGTAGCAGCTCCTACAGACGGTACTTCAGTAACATTCATTGAAGCAGACTTAAAGTCAGCTTTACAATTAGCTTGGACAGACGGTGGCGAGCCATCAACAATTCTTATGTCAGCTACTAACAAGTCACGTTTCTCTGGCTTTGCTGGTATTGCTACTAAGTTTGTAGACGTACAAGTTAAAGCACAGGCTTCAATTACTGGTGCAGCAGACGTTTACGTTTCTGACTTCGGTAATCATACTGTGAAACTTGACCGTTTCATGCGTGACCAAGCAGTTCTATGTATTGACCCAGGCTATGTTGGTTTAGCTTCACTACGTCCTTTAAGCAAAGAAGAACTTGCTAAGACTGGTGACTCAACAAAATGGCTCTTAACAGCAGAGTATGCACTTGTGGTTCAAAACCCAGATGCACATGCTAAGATTCAAAACGTAGGTGCTTAGTAATTAGATATGATATAATGGAGGGAATTAATTTTCCCTCTGTTGTATTTTTATTATGCCAATATTATTTGACCACAATAGCGTAACAGGTGTAAGTCAGTACTTTGACTATGACCCTGCTAAAGATACATACTACCTAACCTCTACTCAAGACTTGAGTGGCATGTTAGACAAGATTAAAGAAGCAAGAGATAACCCTAAAATATGGGATAAAGGTGTTAAAGAAGAATGGGCGCATTTTGCTAGTATTCCACCTGTAGTGGAAATGCAGTTAAAGCAAAAGGGTATAGATATGTATAACCCTGACCACACTAAAGCTCTTGTAAAAGAAATAAACGAAAATTATCCATATCTTAAACTAACTACAAAGAATGGATGATAGTTTACGGTGCTAAACGTGTAGGCGGTAAGTTATTACTACGCAGATGGTTTAAGAAAAGAACTTCAGATAAACATAAACGACTTGACCAAGACATGACAAGGTTAAGAAAAAAATGGTGGCACTTTAAGACTAGATGGACTTAAACGAAATAAAAAATATACAGTTAGCCATACATGACCTTATCAATCAGGAAAAGTATGACGAAGCATTACCACTTATATATTCTGTATTAGAAGAATATCCTAATGACGCTGCTACATTAAACTTCTTAGGTTATATCTGGTTAATGGGCGATAAGCCTGCATTTGCATATCAGTTCTTCCGTAGAGCATTACAAGAGATGCCAGGCAATAAAGCTATATGGACATCACTAGGTCGTGCAGCACATGAACTAAACATGTATGAAGATGCTCTAAAGTATTTCTTAAAGTCAGCAGAATTAGACCCTACATACGCATTAGCTTATTCTAATGCAGCAGCAACGCTAGTACAAACATCTAAATGGGATGATGCAGAGAAAGCCTGTAAGATGGCTTTAGAATGTAACCCTAACGACTTACATGGTCAACTAAACCTAGCACACACTTACCTAGCTAAAGGTGAATGGGATAAAGGTTGGGCAGAATGGCATAAGTCACTAGGTGGTAAGTTCCGTAAAGAATGGGTATATGGTGACGAAGTAAGATGGGATGGCACTAAAGACAAAACACTTATTATCTATGGCGAACAAGGTCTAGGTGATGAGATATTCTATGGTAGCTGTATTCCTGACGCTATTAGCTCTAGTAAGCAAGTCTACATAGACTGTGACCCAAGACTAGAAGGATTATTTAAACGTAGCTTTCCAGAAGCAGAAGTTCATGGCACTCGTAAAGAAGATAGCCCTGAATGGTTAGCTGATAAGAAGTTTGATTACAGATGTGCCATAGGTGGTTTACCACAGTTCTTTAGACATACGAATAAAGACTTTCCTGGCACACCTTATCTAAAAGCTGATCCTGAAAGACGTACTATGTGGCGTGGGTTATTTGACTCATGGGGTAAGAAAGTTATAGGTCTTACGACTAAAGGTGGTATTAAACATACTAACGCTAAAGGTCGTGAGCTAACACAAGAAGATATAGAACCATTATTAAAGCTCAAAGACTATGTGATAGTCAGTTTAGATTATAGCGTAGAACGCAAATTAGACGGTGTTAAATACTTTGACTTTGCAACAAGCGCAAAAGACTATGATGATACAGCAGCGTTAATAGCTGAATGTGATATGGTCTTAGGTGTAAATACGACTGCTCAACATTGTGCAGCAGCTATGGGAGTAAAGACATGGTGTCTAGTTCCTACATGGCATCAATGGCGTTATGCTCAACCTAGTATGCCTTGGTATCGTCACATGAGACTAATTTACCAAGACAATGATACTTGGAAAGAAGTTATCAATAAGGTAGCTAAACAGTTAAATGGGACTTGGTGATTGGTTAATGGCATCTGGTGATGCTAAAGAAGCTAACGAAAGAACCGGTAAAAAGGTTAAGCTAGGTGATGGCAGTAGAATGTTTACTGACATACAAGTCTTTTCTAATAACCCTAGAATGGCATTTAAAGATGATACAGATGTCGTATGGGTCAATAACTATCCTGGCAGTAGACCTTATCTTAAAGGCACAAATAAAGGTAAGTTATTATTCAATAATGACTATAAGCCTAGAGTAGGTGAAGTTTACTTTAGCCAATTAGAAAAGAAAAACATAGATAAAATAGATAAGGACTACATAGTTGTAGAGCCTAATGTTAAAAGAGTCTATGCACACACAGTTAATAAAGCATGGCATGGTTGGGAAGAGTTATTTAAACATGACTTACCATGGCTACAGTTAGGTGATGTGACTGTAAAACGATATACAAAGTGGAAAGAAACAAATACCTTTAGAGAAGCATTACAAGTATTAAGCAAGGCAAAGTTATTTGTAGGCACAGATGGTGGTTTACATCATGCAGCAGCAGCATTAGGCATACCTTCCGTAGTGATATGGACAGGTTTTACTTCACCGAGGCACTTAGGATATGACACCCATAGAAATATACATGACGGTTCAGAGCCATGTGGGACTTATGATAGCGTATGTCAACATTGCCTTCTAAAAAGCAAAGCAATCACCGTAGAACAGGTTTTAGATGCAGTTAATACTGAGTGGCATAGAACGCAGAGATAAGGTCTTAAAACGCTTGCAAAAGCATTGTAAGGGCATTTTAACAAGAGAATGGGATGGCAAGTCTATTCCAGTCGTAGTAGGTAATTTACAGGGCGCAGATAAGATACAAATAGCCTGTAGAGAACAAAACATACCCTATATTCTGATAGACCATGGTTACTTTCACAGGTCATCTGAATTAGAATGGGCTAGATTCTGCGTAAATAACTACCATTGCACAGATTGGCGTGTGTCAGATAGAGAAACACCTAAAGTTCACGAGTATCGTAGTGGTGAAAACGTAGTTGTGTTACCACCGGCAGAGAAAATATCATACATTTACAATGCTTCTCTTTGGTTAGATACAACAATAGAAGAGATTAGAAAGTATACAGAGAGAAAGATTGTCATTAAGCGTAAAGGCGAAGGTGACTTTAAACAAACATTAGAAAAAGCTCATGTCATTGTGAGTTTTGGTAGTGTCGCAGATGTAGAAGCACTTATTCGTGGTGTGCCTGTCATAGGTTCACCTTATAGCCCTGCAAACCCTGTATCCAATAACATTAAAGACATAGAAAACTTAACATATTTTGACAGAACAGCATGGTTAAGCTCATTAGCTGCTAGTGAATGGCATAAAGATGAGATGGACAAATGCTGGGATAGACTAAAAGGACAATTAGATGGCATTAACTAACTATAGTGCATTCGTTACAACAGTAGAAAACTACTTAGCACGAACAGACTTATCATCACAGATACCTGACTTCATTCAGATGGCACAATTAAGAATGACTCGTGATTTGCGAACAGAAAGAATGCTAAAAGTAGCTACTACTGACACTACAGATAGCACAGTATCATTCCCTAATGACTTTTTAGAAGTTAGAGAAATACACATGCTAGGCAACCCACCTGTATTGTTAGAGTTTCAGTCGCCTGACTTATTCTTTAGAGATGGTCAAACCACATTATCAGGAAGACCTCACTATTTCACAATGTTAGGCACAGAGTTTAAGTTTGCTCCAGGTCCTGATACAAGCTACACAGTTCAAATTTTATATTACGCTCAACCTACATTTATATCTAGCACAACTCCTAGTAACTTATATCTAGCTAATTATCCAGACGCTTTACTTTATGCAACATTAGCAGAAGCAGAACCATTTTTAATGAATGACGCTAGAATTGCAACATGGTCTGCTTTATATGATAGAGCCATTGTAAATATTAAAAAGAGTGATTTGGGTAGCACTTATCCATATACTACATTAAGTGTCACACCAAGATAAGGAATATTATGTCAGCTATTTCAAATTATTTAGAAAATGCACTTTTAAATGCAACATTAACTAATACTACTTATACATCTCCTGCTAGTGTTTATTTAGGTTTATTTACATCTAACCCAACAGATAGTAATGCAGGTATTGAAGTATCAGCTCCGTCTTATACAAGACAAGCTGTTTCATTTGGTGCTGCATCAAGTGGCAGTTCTTCTAACGTATCAGCTATTTCTTATGACCAAGCTACAACTGATTGGGGAACAATAGGTTGGGTAGGTTTATATGACGCTGCTACAGGTGGTAATTTATTATATTACGGAGCATTAGATACAGCTACCACTATAGATACAAATGAAATTTTTGTAATTCCTATTGGTAATTTAACCGTTACATTATCATAAATTATGATTAATATTAATTATGTAAGTGTGCAAGATAGTAATGCAACACCAGCAAGTACATTCTTTGCAATTGATTCTACAGATGCAGGTAATAATACAGGATGGACTTTTCTAACATCTGTCAATGGTTCTGCTACATTATCAGGTAACGGTAGTGTCAGTATTGTATATAACCCTAATGTTTGGACAGATACAGTAGTAGAAGAAAATACATGGAACGAAGTAGTAGGATAATTAGAAAGTAGTAATTAAAGGATAAAACATGGCAAAAACCAAAATTTCAGAATACTCAGCAACACCTGCTGATAATACAGATATTAGTAATATTAATATTGCAGAAGGTTGTTCACCAGCTAACTTAAACAATGCTGTTCGTAGTTTAATGTCGCAACTTAAAGACCAACAAACAGGTACATCTGGTGATAACTTTACAATAGGTGGTAATTTATCTGTTACTGGTACATCTACTCTTACTGGTAATGTTACTGCTCCTACACAATCATCTTCTGATAACTCTACTAGAGTTGCTACTACAGCTTTTGTAACTACAAAAGTAGGTACATTAGGCACAATGGCATCACAAAATGCTACAGCAGTTGCAATTACAGGTGGAACTATTACAGGTGTAACAGGCACAACTGCGGCTGCAGCTACAAATAATACAGCATTGGCTACTAACGCTTTTGTTCAACAAGAAATTACATCAGGCACAGCAGCACCTTATGCTACATCATCTGTAAAAGGTGTAGTGAGAATTAGCGTATCAGGTACAACACTTAATATCTTTACGACTGCTTAATTATGCCTATTATTGTAAATGGTACAACAATTAATGATTACTCTCCAGGAGTAAATGTTAATGGTACAGCTATGCAAGAAGTTTATATTAATGGCACTAAAGTATGGGCAAGATACCCATATCCTGTAGGCACTACAATATTTACTTACAGTTGGGGTCCTGGAAATAATATTGATGGTTTTAGAACTTCTACATATCCTACATATCCATTAGCTTTTGCATCTGCACCTTTTTATACGCAAGGTGGAGGTTCTCCTGACTCAACATTAAGATTTACACTATCTTCTGGTTTTATTGTTTCATTTTATAGTCAAGCTGAATATGGTACACAAACTATGAATACAGGTACAACAGGTGGCACATATAATATATTTGTAGGTAACACAGTAAGTGGTCTAAGTGGAACAAATATTACTTTACCAGGCTCTGGAAATGGTAGCTCATCATTTACTGTAAAATATATAGGTAACTAAATGCCAACACAACGTATAACATTTAAAGAATGGTTGCCAGATCAACCTAGCATTTTAGACTCTGTATCAGAAGCTAATAACGTCATTCCTTTAGCTATAGGTTATGGTCCGTTTAAGTCAGCAGTAAACTATTCAGGTGCAGCTTCAGAAGACTTGAATAATTGCTTTGCTGCTAAACTAGATAATGACGTATTTATTTTTGCTGGTGGTGCCACTAAACTATTTAAAGTAGACAATACTGACTTATCTTTAGTAGACGAGTCTAAAGCAGGTGGTTATACAGGTATTAATAGATGGCAATTCTTACAGTTTGGTAGTCTTGCACTAGCCTCTAATGGCTCTGAAAAAATACAAGCGTATGATGTAAACAGCTCTACAGCTTTTGCAGATGCAAGCTCAGATGCACCTATCGCTAAATACATTACAGCAGTTCGTGATTTTGTAGTCGCAGCTAATATTGGTGCGGGTAGTACTCCTAACAAAGTGCAATGGTCAGGTATCAATGACGCAAGTACATGGACTACAACAGCGACTTCTCAAAGTGACTTCCAATTGCTCCCCGATGGCGGGGATATAACTGGGATTGTTGGTGGTGAGTTTGGTATTATATTCCTAGAAAAAGCCATTGTCAGAATGTCATATATTGGTTCACCGCTTATATTTCAATTTGACACTATTTCTCGTAACGTAGGATGTATAGAAGGTAACTCTATAGCACAATACTCTGGCACAGCTTACTTCTTATCAGATGATGGTTTTTATGCAACCAACGGTCAAACACTTACAGGTATAGGTTCTGAAAAGGTAGATAGATACTTTTTTACTAACGCTAACATTGCAGATATTGATTCTATATCAGCAGCAGTTGACCCTGAACGTAATTTAGTTGTTTGGAATTATACCAACGTATCTGGTGGTCGTTCACTACTTCTCTATAATTTTGAAACACAAAAATGGTGTGAAGCTGATACAGATGTAGACTATTTATCTACATTAGCTACTTCAGGTATAACATTAGATGGTCTTGACTCTGCTTACAATGTAACAGCAGGTTCTTTTGTAATTGGTCAACCATATACTATTAGAACAGTAGGCTCAACAGACTTTACAGCTATTGGTGCAGTTGCTAACACAGTAGGCGTATTATTTACAGCTACAGGTGTAGGTTCAGGAGATGGTGTTGCAATAGATATGACAGCATCAGCAGCAGCCTTAAAAACATCTGATACCCTTGTAACAACACTAGACGATAGACTGTATAAAGGTGGTAAGTTTCTATTCGGTGGTGTTCGTGATACTAAAATTATTACATTTACAGGAACTAACGCTACAGGAAGTATCATTACTAACGACCTAGAATACGGTTATAACTCTGTAGTTACTCTTATTAGACCTTCTGTAGATAATGGCTCTGCAAGCGTTTCTGTGGCTTCCAGACGTATGTTAGATGACACTATTACTTATGGTGCTACAGTCACAGCAACAGAAGAAGATAGATGTTCTGTTAGAAGCTCAGGTCGCTATCATAGAGTAGCTTTAACACCTACAGGAGCTAATTGGTCATCTGCAATTGGTATGGATATAGATTACTCTGAACAAGGAACGAGATAATGGCTCGTGATATGTACCGTAAACTACCTTGGACAGGTGGTGATGCTAGAAGTGTAGCTGAAATTGTGAACAACCTTGTAGAAGGTAAGTCTAACAACACAGGTGATATTACTTTAGTAGCAGGTGGTGCTTCATCTACAACTATTTATGATGAACGTATAGGTTATAACTCTTATATTGGGCTAGAACCTAAAACACAAACGTCAGCTAGTACATACTTCCCATATGGTGCATTTCAAGATACGACTGACCAAAGTATAGCGACTATAACAGCTACAGCAAACATTAGTCTTGATACTACAGACTATTCTTTAGGCACAAGTATTGTAGATGGATACAAGATAAAAGTAGACTACTCTGGTCTTTATAATGTGCAGTTTAGTATTCAATTTGCTAATGATGATTCACAAATACAAGACGTAGATATATGGTTTAAAAAGAATGGTTCAGACGTTGCAGGTTCTAACAGTAAGTTTTCTGTAGATGATAAACATGGTAGCGTTAAAGGTCACCTTATTGCATCATTAAACTTTAACATAGAGCTTGCTAAAGACGACTATGTAAGTTTAGCATGGGCTACAAGTTCTACATTAGTTACAATAGAACATTTAGCAGCACAAACAAGCCCTACTAGACCTGCAACACCAAGTGCTATTGTTACTATTCAGTATTTAAGTGCTAACTCATTTACGACTAACTTATTTACAGAGCCTTACATTAGCTCACAAGAAAATGGACAAGCAACTATCAGTCACCCTGCAAATACAGGCACGAATAAGGTATATCGTTATATAATAGTTGCATGATTTTACATTACATACCTAAAGACCAGTTACGTTCACATTGGGATTATGTTAAACATGGTCTTGAGTTAGTAAGACAACGTGGTCATACACAATGGATAGTAGAAGATGTCTATTGTGACTGTTATGAAAACAGGTCTATGTTATTTGTAGGCATGATAGATAACAAAGCGGTAGGTTTTGTAGTACTTCAACCTATAGGTGACACACTTCATGTATGGGCTTCATGGTCTACTATTAACGACAATACACTCTTTCAACAAGCATTTCAAGAAATACAAGCAATAGCAAAACAAGGCGGTAAGTCTAAAGTTACATTCAATTCACAAAGAAAAGGATGGGAACGTAGAGCAAGGAAAATGGGTTTTAAACCTCAAACATGGGAATATACACTTTAAGGAACTAGATATGTTTAAGTTACACAATTGGGTACAAGAATTAGTACAGTCATTTACATTCTATGGTGGCGGTGGATCTGGAGGCGGAGGTAGTGGCACATCTACTACAAAGTCTGAATTAGACCCAACAGTTAGACCATTCGTAGAATATGGTTTACAAGAAGCTAAAGGTTTATATCAACAACCAGGCCCAGACTACTTCCCTGGTCAAACTTATGTAAGCCCATCTCAACAAACAACTCAAGCATTAGGTCTTGCAGAACAACGTGCTTTATCAGGTAGCCCTCTTACACAAGCAGCTCAACAACAACAATTAGGTACAGTAGGTGGGCAATATTTATCTGCTGGTAACCCATATTTAAGTGCAGCATTAAGAGGCCCTACACAAGAAGCTACACAAGCCTATAATGACGCTATTAGGGCTGCTCAAGGCAACGCCTCTATGGCAGGTCGTTATGGTTCAGGTGTATCTGCTGACATTCAAAATAGAGCTGCTCAAACATTAGCTAGTACACTTGCTAATAAATATGGTGATCTTGCTTATGCTAATTATGCTGCAGAACGTGGTGCGCAACAACAAGCTGCATTTAATGCACCTCAAATGGCTGCTGCTGACTATGCAGATATTCAACAATTAGCTAACGTAGGTAAAACACAAGAAAACTATTCACAAACAGCATTACAGTCTGCAATTGATAAGTTTAACTTTGAACAAAACAAACCATATCAAAAACTTCAAGCGTACCTTGGTGCTGCCTATGGCGCTCCTGTTGGCCAAGTATCTACTACACAGTCTCAGCAAAGTGGCGGTGGTAAAATAGTATGTACTATGATGAATGAACAGGCTTATGGTTTTGGATCATTCCGCAATGCAATTTGGCTTAAACATTCAGCTAATATGCCAAACGCTAAAGTATACGAAAAAGGTTATCACACATTATTCTTGCCATTAGTAGAATTTGCTAAAGGTGCAGGTAAACTCAACAAAGTAGTACGTAATGTATTAGCGCATATTGCTAGACATAGAACTGCTGACATTTATAAACAAATGCGTGGCAATAAGAGAGACACATTAGGTCGTGTTTATCGTGCTATCTTAGAGCCTATTTGCTATTTAGTAGGAAAGGTATCTTAATATGGGTATGCCAACATTAATAGGCGCTGGAGTAGGCGCTGTAGGTTCAGCAATTACAGGACAAAGTCCACTTAAAGGTGCTTTGTTAGGTGGTGCTACAGGTGGTTTATTTGGCGGTTCAGAAAGTTTATTGGGCGGTAAAGTTGCTAATATGTTTTCTAGTGGAGTAACTCCAGGTGTAGCACTTGGTGCAGATGCAGCAGGAACTGCAATAGTGCCTGGAATGGGAATTAATACTTTATCTAGTTCAATTCCTACTACATCTATAGGTACTAATTTAGGAGGTATTGGTAGTGGTGCATTACCTGCAACCACAGCAACCGGTGCATTTGCTGACGGTATTAATTTAACCACAGCAAACTTAGCTGGAGGTGCTAGTGGTATTCCATTAGGTGCTATGGATATGTCTAAAATATTTAATTACACACCGCCAACAGCTATGGATAAAATAACAGGTGTAGGAACTATGGTTTCAGACTATGCGCAAGCAAACCCATCTCAAGCATTAGGTGCAGGTTTACAAGGCTATCAAGCTCTTAACCAACCAGCTCCTCAACTTAATTTACCAGTAGCGCCAACAGCTCCAATCACACAAAGACCAGCACCATCATTTGGTTTAGGTCAAGATGAGAAACTTTTAACCAGACTATCACCTAACTATGGTGGTTTACAAGTTTATAGAGGGTACTAATTATGGCACTATTTGATAACAACCCATTATATGAAAATATATCATCACTTACCAATCCAGTTACATCTGGCCTTGGTAATTTGTTTGGTGGCATGAATGTATTTGGCGCTAAACAACCTGAATATTTAGGTGGTTTACTTACTACTGATCAACAAGAAAAGTTAAAAAACCAAGCATTGCTATCAGGCCTTATTGGTACGGCTGCTACATATTTTGCACAACCTAAAAACCAAAATATTGGTTTAGGTGCTATTCTTGGAAAGTCATACTTAGGTGGCATGCAAGCCTCACAAGGTGCATATAATACTGCCACAGAAAATGAAATGAATAAACTTAAGATCCAAAAAGAACTTAGAGACGCTCAATTAGACTATTTAAAAGCATTACCTACAGATGTACGTGAGTTTCAATTTGCACAAACAGATCCTAAATTTCTTGAATATGCTAAAACAATGGCTAACCTTAGAGCGCCAAAAACTAATGTGGTTACTAACGTATCCAATAAAGAGTTTGCATCTAACGTTATTAAAGACCTTGAAGGTAGTTTAACTGCTGGTATGGAAGCACAAAGCACATTGCCAACATATAGAACTATGTCACAGCTTATTGATCAAGGTGTGCAAACTGGTGCAGGTGCTGAAGCAGCTAAAGCAATTTCTAAAGCAGGTCAATTACTTGTACCAGGCTTTAATGTTGATACTGTGGCTAGAACTGAAGCATTTGACTCATTATCTAAAAACGTTATTATTCCTCAAGTTAAAAAACTTGGTGCTAACCCAACAAATACAGACTTACAATTTATTGTTGACTCAGCTCCATCTATTGGTAAAACACCTGAAGGTAATAAATTATTACTTAATGCACTTGAGATTGGCGCTAAACGTGATGCTGCACTTGCTGAATGGACTGCTAATTGGCAAATGCAAAATGCAGATCTTCTTGAAAGAAACCCATCACAAGCTAGAGCTAAATTGTTTAAAGACAAACTTTCATTTACTAAAGACTTACAAGCTCAAACTGCTCCAGATGTACTTTCTATTAAGTCACAAGTTCCAGGAATGGTTCAAAGCGGCACAGGCGTTATTAAAAACAAAAATATACTATTTAAGTAAGGACTAAACATGGCTCAAGATCCAAAAGCAGTTATTCAAGAACTGTATTTTGACTTATCTGCTGGTAGAGACCAAGGCAATTTAAGTAAGCAAGGCGAAGGTGTTTTAAATGCTATTGAAACTGGTGTAGTAACACCACAAAGCATTGGACAATATTTGCAAGGTGCTACATTAAATTTCTCAGATGAATTACTAGGCACACTTAACTCTGTATTTGGCAAAAAGCCTGGTGTTATTTCTCAAGCGGCCAAAGAGTCAGGTTATGGTGACATTTCACCTAGACAAGCTGGTATAGGTTTGGAACGTTTAGCACTAGAACAAAGAGCTTCTGAAAAGCCAGTAAGGTCTATTGCAGAACAAGTTGTAGGTGGTGCTATTCCTGCTATTGCTAGTAAAGGAACTACATTACCATTAACTTTAGGTAAAGCTGCTGTACAAGGCTTTAAGTCAGGTCTTGTTGGAGGATTTGGTGCGGCTGAAGGAAGCCCAGAACAACAAGCAATTTCTACAGGTATTAGTGGTGTAACAGGATTAGTAGCAGCTCCAGCATT